GGCGTCGGAGGCAGGTGCTCCGGCTGATCGGAGGCGTCGGAGGCAGGTGCTCCGGCTGATCGGAGGCGTCGGAGGCAGGTGCTCCGGCTGATCGGAGGCGTCGGAGGCAGGTGCTCCGGCTGATCGGCAACAGCGCAACAACCATCGACGAAATATAGGCACGTCAAAACCGGGGTTTAACCCCCACCCTCACCGGATCAAAAAATAAAAAAACAAAATTACTAGCGTTTTCGGATCAAACTGCTATTTTTGTCCGTTGAAGGGGGCCAATTTTCCATGAGATACCGATTCAGAATTTTCGTTGGTGTCAACGGTCAGTATTATGTGACTCTTCGTCACGTGAATGGTCAGAGTTTGATGACCAGTGAGGGGTATGTTCGTCGCGAGTCTGCGATGGAGATGGTGAAGAACTTGGTGGACGGCATGCGTGATATGTCGTTTTTGAAGGAAGGTTTGGCGACGGAGGAGATTTTGTCTACTTACGTTGAGTTGGACGACTCTGTTGCGAAGTGAAGGGCGGTGTATTGTGAAGCGGATGACTTTTGTTGTGGAATTTTTGGTGGATCATGTGACCAGTGAGGGCGCCGAGATGTTGGTATCGAAGGCGTTGCTGAAGATGAGCACTGGGAAGGTGAATGTGATTGGTTTCCAGAATGCTGATGAGCCCTCAGCGGACGCTGAAGTGGGGTCTGTGACCGAGTGATGGCTGATGGAGTTCCTGCCTCGGAGATATGGAGAGCCCCGTACGGTTACGCGCCCGTAGCACAGGAATGCAGGCAGGGATTTTATGTCGTTTGATGTCAGTGATACTCAGTGGAAGTTGTTGAGTTGCAGCACGGACTGGTGTTTGTTTGGGGGTGCGGCTGGTGGTGGGAAAAGTTATGCGTTGATACTGGACATGCTGAGGCATTGTCAGGGTCCGACAGGTCATCGGGACTTTCGTGGGAGTTTGTGGCGGCGTAGTTTTCCGCAGTTGAGTCAGCCCGGTGGTTTGATTGACAGTACGAAGTCGGTTTACTGTCAGTTTGGTGCTAAGTACAACCACACGTCGAGCGAGCACAGGTTTCCGTGTGGTGCGAAGGTGAGTTTGAATACGCTGCAGAACGAGCGGGACATTGAGGGTTATCTTGGAGCGCAGTTTGACGCGATCGGGATTGATGAGGCGAACCAGTTTTCGCAGAAGAACGTGTTGTTTTTGTGGGGTCGATGCAGATCCAAGTCTGGTATTCGTCCGACGTTGCGTATGAGCACGAATCCGGACAGGGATTCGTGGTTGTTTCCGGTGGTCCAGTGGTATTTGGACGGTGATGGGTATCCGGACAGGGACAAGGTCGGGGCGATCCGGCATTTTCGGGTCGAGGACGGCCGGTTTCAGTGGTATTCGGAGCCTCAGTACGATGAGACTGGGGAGAAGTGCAGCAACAGTTTCACGTTTATTCCGTCGATGTTGTCGGACAACAAGCATTTGATGTCGAGTGACCCGGCGTACAGGCAGCGGTTGCTGCAGTTGCCGACGCAGGAGCGAGAGCGGTTTCTGCATGGCTCGTGGCTGGCGAGCAGCAAGACGGACGTGGAGTGGCCGCGAGAGCTGTTCATGGACGTGACGATCGGTTACGAGTCGTGGCCTCGTCCGGAGCAGATAACGGACAGCGTGAGGATGTTTGCGGTGGACCCGAGTAAGGGTCGGAGTGAGCGGAAGGGGGACTACTCGTCGATCTGTTGCCTGATGCAGACGCGGGAGTTGAAGTATATCGACGCGGACCTCGCGCGTCGGCCTCCGGGGCAGATTGTGGAGGACCTGTTTCGGTTTTGCGACGATCCGATGCACCGGATCCGGTCTGGAGACTTGGTTGGGATGGAGGCGACGGCGTTTCAGGAGGTGATGCAGAATTTGGTGATGCAGTATGCTGTGGACCATCCGGAGATGGCGTTGTCGAAGTATTTGATGGCTGGTAACGTGCTGATTCCGGTGAAGGACATGCTGAAGAAAGAGATGCGGATCCGGAGGCTGGACGGGCCGTTGAAGCGGCGTGAGATGCGTTTCATGGACAACCCGGGGACTCAGTTGCTGCTGAGTCAGTTGAGGAATTTTGACGGCATCCCGGGCGAGGGGAAGCACGATGATGGTCCGGACAGTCTGGATATGTGCCAGAACCTGCCGGTGTATTTGGATCGGTACTACGAGGACTTGAGGGAGGGGCGACGATGACGTGCAGAGGTTGCGGCCGGAAGAACCCGATTGATGAGGCGATTGAGGAGGCGGAGTTGACTCGGAGTTGGGTGGCTTCGATGAGTTGGGTGGCGGTACTGGCGTATCCGGGTGTGATGCTTGGGTGTGTCCGGGTGGTGGAGGCTCCCGGAATAGTGTTGGACGTGTGCTGAATTGGTGATAGTCTGCCTCCAGACGGTACTTTGAGGGTATTTGCGTGAGGGGACGGCGATGTCTGTTGGCGGATTTGGTCAGGTTCAGACTCTTGGGACGTCGTTGGAGTTGTTGTATGTCGAGTTGACGAAGAGTGCGCAGAAGATTCTGGAGGAACTGGGGACCAGTTGCGGGTCTTCGGGCGGGATGGACGACCGGGACGTGCCGGGGGGCGAGGATCCGTTTGAGGCTGCGACGATCGACGACGTTCGGGAGATGCTGGCGACCGGAGAGAGTCTGGCGATCACGCCGTGGGGTGGGAACGCGACCGAGAACCGGATGTTTTACACGGTGGACACGGGGCACAACTATGCGGTGAAGCCTCGGAACGGTGAGATCGACAGTGAGTCGGTGAAGCGGGTTGAAGCGTTCCTGAAGATCTGGCGGGACGAGAACGACTGGGCATCGCGTCAGGGTGAGGTGTCGCTGCGGGTGGACAAGCATGGTGAGTGCTTCGACCTGCTGTATTACGATGAGGACGGGCTGCTGCGGACGTCGTTTGTGGAGCCGTCCGACTTGGAGGAAGACCCTCTGAGCCCGTATTTCAACGATGCGGAGTCTGACAGGCCGTTCATCGAGAATCTGGGCATTCGGCGGACGAACGACATCCGGAACCGTGACGTTGCGATGTTTGTGGACGGCGGCGGCGCCGGGAAGTGGATCGGTGACTTCCGGTATCACTCCCGGCGTGGTGGTGTGGCGAACTGGGCGGCGTTTTCGCCGGATCTGCGGTGTTTGGTGAACTATCGTCGGCGGAATGTGCTTTCGGTGGATCCCCGGGGGCTGACGTTTTTCTGGCCGGTGCGACAGGAGTTGCGATGGGCGAAGACGTTGCTCAGCAATCTGATGCGGATATCGTCGTTTCAGGCCAGTTTTGGGGCGATCAGGACGATTTCGCAGGCGGTTGGTCCGGATGCGGTGCGGACGTTTCTGGCGTCGAACCAGACGGGCCGGAAGGACGCGGCGCCGGAGCAGATGGGCTTCCCTGCTCCGTCAGTGGTGACGGTGCCGAGCACTGTTCGGTACGAGTTCCCGGAGACGGGGGCTGGACAGTCGAACCATATCGAGGTTCTGGTCCAGTTACTACGGGCGTGCGCAGCGGGGATGAAGGTTCCTGAGTTTATGCTGACGGCGAACGTGAGCGAGGGGAATTTCGCGAGCACTTTGGTCAGCGAGGGTCCGTTCCACAAGGCGATGCGTCGGAACCAGGATCAGATGATTCGCGAGGATATGCTGATCATCAATCAGGCGATGCTCTACGCTGCTGAGAGCGGGAATTTTGACCTAACGGTTGCGGATGTCAACGCCGTGTTTCTGGACGTCAAAGCACCTCGGGTTCAGACGCGGAACCGTATGGAGGACTTTGAGATCGGGAAGGCGTTGTGGGAGGGCGGACTGCTGGACGGCAAGACTCTGATGGCTCAGGAGAGTTACGACTTTGATCAGGCTCAGCAGCAGTTGAAGGTGGAGAGGGCGAACGAGATTCCGCCTCCGATGATTATGAACGTGCAGCAACCGGGACCGGCGGCGGATCCGAAGAGTGATCCGATGAAGGAGCCCGGGGTGTCGAAGGGTGATCCGACAAAAAGTGCGTGATTTGGGAAAAATGTTTTGGTGGGACAGGATCCTCGTTTAGAAAAGGATGCGTCATGTGCAATTGCTGGAAGAACAAAAAGCCAAAACCACCGGCGTTACCGCCGGCAACAACGGGCGCAGGTTCAAACGGGAACACGAAATGAGCGATCTGTTTACCTCGGATGCGTTTGAGCAGGTGGATGTCACTGAAGCAGAGACCGGCGTATTGAAGAACGTGAAGCTGCTGGGACTGCGATCGAAGAATCGAAGAACGTACGACACTGATGGCGTGCGGCGGACGGCGGCTTCGAAGTTGACCGGCGCGAGGATCTTTCTTGATCATCCCGATGAACCGAACAAGACTCGGCGATATTCCGATTCTTTTGGTGCTGTCGAGAGCGTCGAGTACCGGAGCGGGCAGGGGTGGTTTGGGACGATCAAATACAATCCGGAGCATCCGCTGGCAAAGAAGTTTGCGTGGGACGTCCGGAATGTCCCAAAGACCTTTGGGATGAGTATCAACGCTGTTGCGAAGTTTGGTTCGCGGAACTCTGACGGCGACGTGGTTGTCGAATCTCTGGAGGAGATTCGTTCTGTTGATGTGGTGACTCGCCCCGGCACTGCTGAGGGCATTTTTGAGGAAGAGGATATGACGAAGCCAGGCGAATCTGCTGTGGATGCAGAGAAGGATGCTCTGATGGCACAGTTGAAAGAGGCTCAGGAATCTCTCGCAGCTCTTCAGCGTGACGCTGCAGCCCAGAAGGAGCGAGCGGCGGTTACGGAGTCGTTTTCTGCGACGATGAAGGACATGCCGATCCCTGCTGATCTGCAGAAGGAGATTGTCGAGTGTGCCTGTCAGATGGCTGGCGACACTCGTGACAGGTTCAACGGCCTGCTGGCGAAGATGGGTCCGTTGTTCAAGTCTGTCGACGACAGCGAACTGGACGATACGGGTGTGAGCCCTGCTGCTGAAGAGTCTGAGAAGCCAGCGCCCCGTGTTGGGAGCGGCGGTCGGAAGGGTGGGTACAGCCTGCTCGAAAGCCTTGGCCTGAAGTGATTTCGCGTTTTTGATTGGAGAGAGCAGAGATGCCACAGTGTTTTGATTGCATGTATCAGCAGGGGCACACGGGGAACGGCCAGATCGAAGTTCGGTCGATGGGCGTCCCTGATCCCGCTGTCGACATTTGCCCCGGGGACTTTTTGACGTCCACGGATCCTGTTGCCGGCGTGAAAGAGGCCGCGCTGATTTCGACGGTGGCTTGGGATACCGACCTCGCAACGACTCAGGAAGCTGCGAAGCTGGTGTTTGAGGGCGTTTCCGCACAGGAATACGACGACAACGCCTGCATCGAACAGCCGGACTGTCTTCCGTACTGGAAGTACCGTCAGGGGACTGGTTTCGCACGATCTTACGAGATTGTGGACACCTCTGGTGTTGCGGCTCCGACGACTTGGCTGGAAGGTCAGGGATTCACGTTCGGCAAGAATGCGTCTTCGAACGCACTTGTGAACAACAAGATCCAGAAGACCGACGTTGCTGAGTTGATCGTGTTTCGAGCGATTGCGAGCAGCGGCGTGACGGCACAGGGTCGTGCGATGGTTGAGTTTGCTGACTGATTGTCTTCTCGGTCTGTTTCGTGATTTTTTTGGCCGAGAGGCCTGGAGTGAGTTATGCCAAAGCGTGAATTGACGCAGAAACTGATCGGTGAGATCAAGCGTCACGGTGATGTGGCTCTGGAGCAGTTTGATCAGGCGATGGAGTCGAAGTCCATCGGTTGGAAGGATATCGACGTCAATGCTATTCTTGAGCATGACTTCGGCCCTGACCATCGTGGCAAGTTGACGCGACTGGGTGACGACGCGATTGAAGCGATCATCACCAGCGGCGTCTTCAACAAGATGATCCCGAAGGTCATCCGGACTGCCTTGGCGGAGAACCCGAAAGAGCAGTACAAGATGTCCAACCTCGTCCCTGTTGAGACGAAGGGCGAGTGCGAAGACGCCTACGAGGACCACGGTGTGTTCTCTGACCCGCAGGTCGAAGAAGTCTGCGAGCTGGAGAAAGGCCCTTCGTTTGGCGTGGCTACGGACTTTATGCGGCACCCGAAAGGGAAGCAGGCTGCGTTGAGTCTGGAGTTTACTCGCGAGGCACTGTGCCGCGACCCGAACGGGTTCATCCTGCAGCAGGTCCCGAAAATCGCGGACGCCCACAACGAGTACAAGGAGAACAAGATCCTTGACACGTTTATTGGGTATCTGCCGACCTTCAATCGGTCTGGCACGGCGTACAACACGTACTACGAAGCCGGGACGGCAACTCCGTTTCCGAATGGTGGTCCGTGGGTGAATGCGGCTGCGAACGATTTCCTTTGCAGCAACGACCTGCAGGACATCCGGAACATGATTTACGACCATCGTGACATGGTTCACGGTCGTCCGATCATCATGCCGACTGACAACCTGACTGTCGTGACGAGCCGGCAGAACGCCGACCGCATTCGTCCTCTATTGCTGGCGACGGCGATTGAGAATGATGCGGCGTGTAGTGGTGGCGAGACTCGGAAGTACATCATGACGGCGGAAGTGGCCAACGGCATGACGTTCGACCTGCAGTGGTATCAGCGGTTTGTTGATCGCATCAAACTGCGGTACAGCGTGAGTGACGCGGTTGCTCAGCAGTGGTGGTGGACTGGCCGGATTCCTGAGTTCATCCACTGGGTGTCTCAGATCAGTCCGACCGTCACTCGATGCCCTCTCGGGGCAGAAGAGTGCAAGCGACGAATTGTCGCAGTTTACAGCAGCCTGAGCAAAGGTTATGCTTACATCGTGAACCCGTACGCGGGTATGATGTTGGTGCCCACCGACTGATCAGGCGGACTGACAACAGTCTTTCGGAAACGGCGGTGGGTTCATCGCCGTTTCTTTTTTTGGCGTAGAAAGAGACAGAATGTCGAGTCCATTGATTGAGTCCGATGCGAAGCCTGTTCAACCCGGTCAGTCACGATTGTGGCTGGTTCGCATGCCCGGGGGGCCCTTGCGTGCTGTGAAGAGCGTGAAGCAGAACCTGAATTCTGAGCAGGTGAAGGCGGCTTACAAGAAGTCCATCAACTTCATCTCTACCGAGGCGGACATTGATCCGGAGCTGAAGTGGCCGGAGCTTCGCCCGATTGATCAGATGACACTGGAGCAGCGGTATCCGTTCCTGCTGGAGATTTCGGACGTAACCAAAAAGCCCCGAGGGCTCGTGGAGTGCTGAGATGTCGTCGTGCCTGTCGTGCGCTGAGTTAGAGGCGAAGATCTGCGAGCTGGCTGACGAGATGGCCAATGACCCGGGGTGCGCCGGGCACAAGGTCGTTGAGGCGGGTGTGTCGTTTGACTACACGAGCCAGTTGATGGCGAAGCGCGAGGCGTTGGCGACGTACCGGCAGTTGTGGCAGGACAAGCGGTGCGGAGAGGCGACTGAGGGTATTTACGAGTACGTTCATGTTGCCTGCACCAAACCTGTGGACTGTGTTGGGTCTGGTTGTCGGACGCGATCGACGCAGAGGAAACCTCGGAGGTACGTGCGGTGAGCGGATGCTGTCCGATTAGCTGTGCCTGCGAAGACTGGCTGACGACGTTCTGCGACTACATCGAAGTGAGCCATCGGTACTGCGGTACTGTGACGACGTTCGAGAAGGCTCGGGCGAAGTCTGTTCCGGTCGAGGCTGTTCGGGTGGACGCTGGGATCAATCCGGCCGACAGGATCTTTGAGTTTTCGTCGCTTGAGCATGAGTTTGAGTCCGGAATCGGGGCGGTGGTTCTGGACGAGAACGAGGTCGAGTGGGTGGTCTACAAGGTGGAGCGGATCCGGTCATTCTGCATCACACGGGTGTGGGGCCGCAACATCGAGTCATGCTTCGCCCTGCTGGGGCGGATCGAGGTTTACGAGGCGATCCCATGTGCCACGGACTGCGGGGACTCTGGGGTTACGATGCGTCACGTTGGGCGATTGAGGGGCAACGTGCTGATGTCCGGAGGATCGCAGTCCTTCGACAACGACAGCGACCAGATGTCTGTTCGGTATTCTGCCGCTGTTGCGCGGTGGCCGTTCGGAAGTCACCCGAAGGCGAATCACCGGCTCAGGGTCGATGACGTCTACTACAGGGTTTCGAGTTTCACCGATGGTGGTCCGTTCGTTCCGTATTCTCTGACGCTGAGTAAAGTCGATGCAGGTGACTGTCAGATTTGAAGACTACAGCGATGCCGTAAAAGAGGCCGTCAACGAGATGGTGAACGACCTCTGTGTGGCGGCGGCTGAGTCGTTGGTTGAGCACTACATGGACAGACTGAGCAGGCAGGAGGCTCCGCCGCACAGTTTCCCAGACAGAACTCCATACGCCTACAACGGCTGGAAGCCTGGGGGGTACGGGCCGATAAACGAAAACACCACCGTCAACAACATTCCTCCGGAGTTTTCTGCTGTTCAGACCCAGTCTCTCTACACGTATTTGCGGGCAGAGTCGGGGAATATCGGGTTTCTGAGGCAGGGGCACGTAACGCGACGTGACCAGAACTATCTGCTGTACTACAGTATCCGGACGGACGGACAACGGCGAGAGTGGGTTGTGCGAGACTACAAAAGGTATTCATCGCAGTTGCGTTCACAGTTGCGATCACGAATGCGGGCGAATCGTGAGTCCCGGGGTGATTCTGGCGTTCCATTCTGAAAGAGCGAAAATGCTGTTCAAGATCTACGGTGCGGGATCGGTGGTGAAGATCGAGGCGTGTTCCTCGGAGCAGGCAGAAGCAGAGTTCCTGCAGTGCAACCCCGGGGTTTCGATCGAAAAGATTCTGGCGAGACGCTGCGATGCCTGAGTGCTGCATAGACGATGCGTTTTTGTCGGCGATGAGAGGGCTGGACTGCACATCGGTTCCCGCAGCAAGCCACTATTCGTTCATCCGGATCGGCGATGAGTGTTTACCGTACGTGGTGGTCACGACGTCGATTGTGGCGGGCCTGCGGACGACTGACGGGGCGGAAAAGGTCAATCAGGTGCGGATCTCTGCCTATTTTTCCGTGGACAAGCTGGCGGAGTGCAATAAATTCAAGGCTCTTGTTGAAAACTGGGTGTTTGGAAAAAACTGCATTGATCTGGCTGGTTGCGGGTGCTTTTGTGTCCGGTCGGTAGTTCCATCGCAGTTGACGATCAAAGGTGGCACCCTGCTGTTTTCTGTGACACTGACTGGAAAGTATTCTGCCGCAGTTGCGGTCTGATTGGAGAACTGAGATGCCATTTGCTGCTGGTGAACTGTGCTGCTCTTCGAAGGCGTGCGTGTTGCTGAACGTGCTGGCTGCTCCCGGCGCGAGCAGCGGAACGTGGGACAAGATTCCTCACGTGACGAACATTTCTGTGCAGCAGGCGTCCAACAATCCAAAGCTGGTGACGTCCTCGACGAAGGGGAAGGAAACCAGCGCCTGCGGTACTGTCACTCAGACCGGAACTCTTGAGATGGCCTGCCACAAGGGTGTTGGCCCTGGGGTGTTGGCAATCAATAACGTCTACCAGATTGCGTGGGCGGAAGACTGCGACAGCATTTGGGACAGCGAGACCTGTCAGTCGACCAGTTTCACGAACAACTACTACCAGGCATTTATTCGGATTACTCAGGTTCCGGTCAACATGAACATCAGCGGCAATCAGGCCCAGTTGTTCACCTACCAGTTTGAGGTCGTGTCGTGGGTGGTTGGCCCTGACGACTACGCCCAGAATCCTGAAACGGATGCCATTTCCTTCGACTGCTGAAAGGTGAAAGATGATCAAGGTTCAGATTGGCGGAACTGACCTTGTGATTGCTCCCAAACGGCTGCTCGACTACTGCGAGAAGATTGATTTCATAAAGTCTCGCAGAGAGCGGCCGTGGGATCTGTTGCAAAAGATTCCACGGAATTTGTCTGCGGCTGACTTCACGGCATTTGTGGAGGTGGCAATGCAGACCTGTTACAAGATGTCCTCTGCGGTTTCGATCCAGGAGGAAATGCAGTTCGACACGTCAGAGGAGGGGTTCTTTTACGACCTCTGGCGTGCGATTCGGCGTGGACAGCCGGAGAAGAGGTCGAAGCCGGTCAACAAGATCATGAACCCTTCTGCACAGGACACTGAGCCTTGGCGGAAGGGCATCATGGACGCCCGTTCTTTGTGGCAGTCGGCAACCGACGAAGAGCGATCGGCGATTAAGGCGGCGCTCTTCGCGTCCGATCAGCAGGCCGCATTAAAAAAATCCGATGGCCCGCCCGAGAGCGTGAGCAGCAGTCCGGGGGCAGCGGGCCAAACAGAACGGTCTCAATGAACTTTGAGGATCCGTTTGAGGACGGCAGTCAGGAGTTGCCGGCCTGCCGGTACAGAATGTTGGCGATATCTGTATGCCGCGCGACTCACCTGTCGTTAGAATCGGCTCTGCAATTGACGATTGTTGAGGCATACACGGCGATTGGTGGGGTTTGCTATGTCTAGCGGCGGCGCAGATGATACGCTTTTGGATGTGTTCGTGGCGATTCGCCCGGACGAAGAGTTGCTCAAAGCGTTCAATCAGACGATCAACGACACTGTAAGGGACACGCGAACAGCATTTAGCTCGCTTCAGGCTCAGTCGGACATCACTGCGGCTAAGATGAAGCAGATGCAATCCTTGGTCGGACAAAGACCCCCTGCTCCGCCTCCGGCGCCTGCCGTTGAGGCTGGCGAAACGGCACAGAACGACAGGTACAAGGAACTGCGATCCAGAATCCGCGAGGCTACGGATGAACTGCAGATTCTTCAGCAGACGCTGAGGTTCACTCAGGCCGACCTGAAGGAACTTGGTCAGTCGGATCTCGCAGCACCATTCCAGTCGGCGGTCAGGACTGCGTCTGCTCTGTCTCTTGAGTTGCGGCAGATCAGGCCGGCATCGGCGATGGACGAGCAGCAGTTTGATCAGGCCGAGGATTCGATCAATTCTGTCATCAGCCGGATAGAGGACCTTCGCCGCACCGTAGCAGAGGCGAGGGCTGGCTCACAGATTCAGCTCACAGTGAATCTCGATACCGAAAAGGCAATTGCCGACATCCAATCTAGAATTGCTGAGACGGAAGACCAGATCAAAAACGAGAGAATCAAAATCAGTTCGAGTTTGCCACGAATTGTCGGATCTGCGTCTGCAGAAGACCGAGAAAAAATCTACGAACTCAGGGCAGAAATTGAAAGGGCACAAGTCGTTGCCGACAGGTTTCGCGCGAACCTTGATGGTACGCCGGCCTCCCTTGAGAGGTTTGAAGGAGCATTGAATGGTGTCAGGAACGCTAATAAGGCGCTCAACGCTGAACTGGGATCCATCGCAGATGACAGAGGCAAGTCCTTCAACAATCTGGCCAACAGCGCCTACCAACTTGGGCAAGCATTTGAAGACGCTGCGATTGGGTTTCAGCTCAATGGGATCTCCGGGGCTATTCGTGGGGCGAGCAACAACATTTCGTTTTTGCTGAACGACTTGTCTCGTGTGCCTGTTGTTCAACAGAGGATTGCTGAGCTTTTTGGAACAACCAATAAAAGGGTAGCTGATACGTTGCCGCTGGTGACTGGGATTGGGGCCGCATTGGCCATCTCGGTTATTCCAGTGACTATTGAGTGGCTGGAATCATTGAACGACATTAAAGCCGAGTTCGAGGATATCTCGGAGATCATTGCTCGGTCATCAAAGGACATTGACCTGACCATTGAGCTTCAGAACACGAGAACTCAGTTGGAGGAGGCGGTTTTTGGTGCCGAAGAATTCCGGGACTCGCTGAAGGCCGCGCTCGACTATTCCAGACAGATCGACGATTCGACGGCGAACCTTTCACAAAAGCTGCAGGCAGTGAATACAGATGCTGTCAGCCAGGGGATTGAGAAGACACTGGAGTCGTTCCAGAAAGCCGTAGAATCAATCCCGGAACAGTCTGGCAACATGCTGCGAACGATGCAATTTATGACCAATCAAAATGCGATTGCCATGAATGTCACTGGGCAGCAATTTAGCGTTTTCACAGAACAGCAGGTCAATTACGTCAAAGAGCGGACTCTGGAGTTGATGAACCAGGAAGAGTCGCTCCGAAATCAGATATCTTCGATTCGGGAGATTGATGGTCTCATTAAAAAGACGGCCTCGGGACAGGCCGTCACTACGGAAGAGTTGTCGAGGGCAAAAGATCTGCTTCGACAGATCGGAGACTTTGCAAAGCAGCTTGCGGACCCGTCATCCTCGCCGTACGCGGCGCTGGATGTTGAGGAAGGCTTCATTGAAAAACTACGGACCAATCTGAGGTCCGTGACGTCTGAGTTTGAGGGATTCTCGAAGGCATCGGACGAAATTTCCGTGAAGCAGAAGGCTCTTCAGGATTCTTTGCAGGAAACGGTTCGGAAGTTCAGTTTGCTTCAAGGGATTGACGCGACGGGAATCAAAATCAAAGAGCTTGAGGGGCTGGTGACGCCAGAGGCATCTGGGCTGATTGACATCGCGAAGCAGTCTCAGAAAGTGATTGAACAGTTCATCGAACTCGAAGAGCGGCTGAAGGGGCAGGGTGCGTCTCAAGCGTTGATTGATCAGGTTACTCAGTTGGGAAAGAGAGCATCCGAAGATCAGTCGAGACTGGGGCTTTTGGAACGACAGAAAGACCTGCAGCAGCAGATCTATGAGATCTATCAGGGCGTGACAAAAGAGATTGAAACGCAGACCAGAGACCTGAGATCTCAGGCGACGACCATTGAGGATCTGTCGAAGACTTTGCAGCAGAATGTCTTGAGTCAGTATCAGAAGGAGCAGAGTCGCGACCAGGAGGACCGCGCGTTAGAGTTACTGCGTCTTGGCGAACGGCTGAGTCAGGTGAATGCAGGACTGCAGGTTGGCGGGAATCCTTCGTTGCTTCAAAGCATTGCAAACAGAACTCCAATTGAGTCTCAGTTGGGCGCATTCACTGGGATCGGCGGTGTCGTCGATCAGGCAGTTGAGTTGGCAAAAATCGCAGCGCTGCTCCAGAAGACTGTTGACCAACTCGGTGGACTAAAGTCCGTTCAGGGTGAAACAAGAGACGCAATCAAACAGCAGGACACGAAATCGAGGGCTGGACAATGACGCGGATGTGTTCATCGTACACGTTTGATGTGGATGCCATGCCATCACCTCAGCTTCCGCAATACAGTGGCGGACGAGTGACGGCGAGCCGGGTGTTCCGTGTGCCATGCCAGTACGCGGAGGAGTTCGCGTTGCGGCAGATTGGAAAGTATCACGGCAACGGCCTATTTACGCTGCCACAACTGCCGGCAAAGTACCCAACGGACCTGTACGCGGAAACGGCGCCTCCGTATCGGCAGTTGAATCTGGTGGCGACGTCGTTCTCGATCAGCCAGATCTCAACTGGGAACTTCAACTCGCACTACATGACTCCCGAGCAGGGCGACCGACTGGTTTCTTGCATCAAGGATCCGGAGTCTCCGCTGCAGATGGAGAAGGGATACAACTTTTCCTTCGTTTATGACGACGAGCAAATGGACCCTCCAACGATTGAGGAAAGTCCATCATGCGAGTGCATTGCAGCGGTGCAGATTAACTACGAGGAGCCGCCATGGCACTGCACTGGGCCGACATCTGAAACGGACGAGATGTCAGTTTCAATCATGCCTGAAACGGCACTGTCTGTGGACAAGAGTGCGGGCTATGAAATGTACACTCTTCCAAACAGGACGCTGCAGTGGAAGAACATCACGAGCGGCGACAGAGCACTGAAGGGAGACTCCTACGCAACGATCATCATCCCGAAGCGGGACATCGTAGTGGATTGGCACAATGTGCCTGTGTCGAAGCTCTGTCAGATTGAAAAGCGGCTGACTGATCTTCGGGGAACTGTGAATGATCAGGATTTGCTGATTCTTTCTGAGTGCTTGAGTGTGTCGACAGAGGAAGAGACCTCCGCTGCCGTCAACGATGACTGCATGTTCCAGAGAGACACACTTCTGTTTATCGACTGGAGTGAGGAGAAGCAGTTCAGGACAACTGCATTTCGAAAGATGAACACAACAACGCTTCGCCTGCAGTTCAAGCAGAAGCGAGTCTTCACTGGTGGAGATCCAGAGTATGTGGGCTGGAACCATCTATTTTGTGACAGGTTCACCGATAGCCTGAATTTCCCTGCGTGGCAGGAGGTTGAGGTAAAGCTCGGCACAGGAACCCAGCCGCTTTACGTTCGCAAGGATTTCGGCACCATTTTTTCGGACACGTGAAATGAAACCACAAAAATGGACCGCTGGTGATGCAATCACTGCCAGCAAATTGAATAGCCTGACTGGTGAATCGCTTCGCAGCAGAAACGCTGAGGCAGTTGGTCCCGGCAGTTCTATGGCGGGTGACAATTTTGGATCTTCATCTGCTCACCACCAGAAGCCACAGGCTCAGTTGTGCGTTGCCTATGAGGATTTCAAGGAAAACATTTACACCGACAACTACGCTGCCTTGGATAAAATCCCATCCGGAAAGTGTCGTCTGGTGCGGTTCAACAGCGCAACGGGGGACTATGAAGAAGAGTCAGTATTTGAGCCGTTCAGGGTGTGGGATCCCATTGCCAAACTGACATCTGAGAAGAACAAAGTAAAAGGCGACTTCTTTTACGCGGCATTCAACAAAGACAACCAGCGGCTTGAGGTGCTGTCTGCAGGCGTTGGAGTGAAGATTCGTCACGGACTTGTTGTGCAGTGTCTTGGTTTCGGGTGGTATCTGATCGAATTGATGGACTCTTTGGGTTTGTCGCCACCTGCCGAGCAGGGGTCTGGGAGCAGTTCCAGTAGCGGTTCTGATCCGCCGAACCCCTGTTCAATCTGCGATACTGCCAATCTGTTTCCCGGATGCGCAGAAGATGAATTCTTGCTGCAGTGTGGTGAGAGTGGCGTGTTCGACCCAATTCGCCCGAGGAGAGGGGCCGACACGCCGTGCGTGGAGGGACTCACCGGCAACGGAACTTTTATCACGGCTTATGACAAGCGAGTCGTTCCGCTGAAGGACAAAGGGCAGGTCACTGTGTTGTTCACAGGAGACAGACAGCTACCGGAAGGCAGTGAAAGCCAGTCAGTGGAGCCAGAGGAAGTCTGGACTGTTCTGACGGGTGAGTATCAGCTTGTGAAAATCCCAATTGAGAAGTGGGAATGCTGCGACGGCGAAAACGTGAAGCGAATCATGTGCAAGACCGTCATTGTGGAAGGCGAAGAGTGCATTGGTCCTGTGGACTCCTGTGACCAGAGCAGCAGTGGTCCTTTGGGCGGTAGTGGTACTGGTGGTGGCGGTGTTGAACCGGGTGGACTGTAGGAGAAAGCAATGGGGCAAACAGCAAGCAATAAGGGCGTGTTGGAGTGCTGCTGCGGTTGCGTGGGATCATGTTTTCCTTACACGTGTTCCGGGAGCGTCTGCACGCTGACTGATATTCCGTGGATAATTGATGCGCCAAATTGCCCTGCGATTGATGGTGCGTTCGGTGTGTTCTCGCCATTCACACTGGCCAGCAGTTTCCGCAAGGGTAAGTGTGGGCCGTGCGTGTGCTATGAATCAGTTGCGATCATCACCATGCCAGGTAAGCAAAGATCTGAAACAGGTGGCGGATCCGAGTCTTTGGGGTTTGGAGATCCAATTGATCCGGAGGGGCCACCTGCGATTTGCACGACGTTTGACTGCACGATTCCGTTGCGTTTTTACCTCGGATTCGATGCGTCAATTGAGGGGTGCTGCACCGCATCGCTCGTCGTTGAAATGCTGAACACAGGATTGGCATTGAACTCGGGCGTTCCGCAGAAACCTAACACTATTGCGTGTATTCCACAGGCAGTACCGGTGGACAACACGAGGTTCCGGCAGTTCGATTTTGACTCCTGCACCTGTTTGCCACCACTGGGGACCGGCGCTGGATTTTCGGCGATCTTTGATCTGTCACGAATCACGTGGACTTGCAAGGCCGGAAATCACCCGGCAGACTCACCGTGTTATCCGTTCTCAAAATGTTGCGAGCTGTTCGGATGTTCCTTGGCGGGGGCGACGTTATCAATATGACATCTGCATGCGAATGTTCTCAGTCTGGCTTTTGTTCACGACGAAACACAAAGGTTTCACTCGTTCACTGGGAGCGGTGTCAGTCTGGCGCCGTTGAGATCATTGACGGGCTGTACGAAAGGTTTGCGCTCAGCAAACAGTCTGAGGCAATTACGCAACAGACGTTGCCGCAGCCGACCGAGAATCGACGACCGTGCAATTGCGGCCCGAGTAAAAAAAAAGTGATGTCGTGCAGTTCGTGTGGCCGTACTGGCACGGCGGCGCCCGTGGCGATGAACTGAGATTCAGCATTCGCAGCGTTGAAAAGTTTTTTGACTCGCAAGTCAAATGCACGCTGATTGGCGATAGACCACCGTGGTTCACTGGTCACGTGATTGATCAGGAGCGTGTGAACAACCAGCAGTATCGCGGATTCAGAGATATGCTGGCCAAGGTCCACACCATGGCTCACCATCCCGAGATCGACGAAAAGTTCGTGTGGATGATGGACGACATTTACCTTCTTCGAGACCTGTCGTGGGACGACCTGAATGTCCCGAGGGCGTACAGGTGGGCTGATATCAGAACGTCAACGTGGCAGAGGTTGAAAAGCAACTCGATGCGTCAACTGAAGATGCGCGGGCGGACCACTCACGACTACGCCACTCACCTGCCGCACACGGCAGAGAAAGAAAAGCTCAGGCAGATTTTCCGAGACTTTGACCTCGTCCAGAACACGATGCTTTGGGAGGTGTTGTATGGGAATCTGTTCCGAGAAAACCCACAGGAGCCGGGAGAGTTTTTTGTTCGCACCTCTGGGACCGACAGGCTGAAAACCATTCAGAAAAAGACCTCGAAAGCATTTGTGCTCAACCACACAGATGACGGGTGGAACGCCGGCATGCGTGAGTTTCTGCTGGGGTTACTTCCAGACCCCTCTCCCAACGAGCATGAAGGCGTTGATGTTGCGTTCAAGACTCCGGAAGGCGAAATCAGGACCCCGAAGAAGGTGACACACGTGCCAATGAATTTGAGAAAAACGCTCCCACACTATCTGTTGATTCAGTCTGCGTATGCTGATCCTGAACTGTCTCGAAGGCGTCTTGCGATCTCTCGCGCGACGTGTATTCCTTCGCTGAAAGAGCAGACACAGAAACCAGTTCTTCATGTGGTTGTCAATACTGGCGATCCTTTGCTCGATGAACGCAAAGCAGCGTTTTTGCAGACTGGGTGCGAGGTGAAATTCATTGAGAGAGATCGTTGGAAATTGTATGCAGAGGACTGGGAGTTGCCGGCTATTCGGCGTGTCACCAGTCGGGTCGACGACGATGACATACTTTGCCGCCAGTTTATTGAGATGGTCAACAAGGCGGCTCCGGCTTCCGGAGATTACGCGATCACGTGGCCGACTGGTTACGTGTACTGGAGAGGCCATTTTTATAGCCTGACACACCCCGGAAATCAGTTTGTGTCTCTGGTGTCATCGTCGTTTGATCCGCATCAGATTGGTCACTGGGAGTTTCATCAAAGCTGGAAAACCAAAGTCGTGACTGATGCTCCGGGATGGATCTGGGTGAGACACGGAGACACCAGCAGCAGCACCCTTGAGAAGTATCGAACGCGACTGGTCAGGAATCCCAACCTGAAGGATATGCCGATAGACGTGACCGCAGTCGACATGGCGACTGCCGGCTCGGGCGTGGCGTCTGAAAACTATCGACAGCACGCGACTCCGGCCGTGAAGCCGCAGACCGTTTCGGATTACCTGAAGGTGTTTGGCAGTGACAAGGTTACTCTGCACAGCTACGGGCAGTTTTACGACTCGCTGTTTGAGCGAGTAAAACCAAGTCGCCTGCTGGAAATTGGTGGATATCGTGGAGCCAGCATGAAGGCATGGAAGGCAGCGAGCCCCGGGCTTTGGTCGGTGGTGATCGACAGAACGCCAATCCCTGGGCACGACACGATTCTGTGTGTGACTCCAGACTACTGGCCAGCGATTCAGAGGCTGTCACAGTTACCTCAACTGGACGTCATTATTGATGACGGATCACACAAGGTTGGCTGTCAGGTCAGCGGCGCAAACAATCTGATGCAATTTTTGAGGCCGGGTGGCGTCTACGCAATTGAGGACCTTCAGAATCAGGACGTGATCGACTATTTCAGCAGCCAAGGCTGGACAATCGAAGATTACCGCATTCGCAGTGGCCGGTATGACGACGTGATTGCGTGGAAGGTGAAGTAGCAATGGAAGCAGTAACGACCATCATTGTCTGCGTGGAGTTCGCCGACTTCCTGTCGGTGACACTCCCGTGGAACCGGGAAGTGCTCGACCGGGTGCTGGTCGTTACGGATCCGGAGGACGAGCAGACACTTGACGTCGCGTCACAGAGTAATGTGAGTGTCCTGACCACGAAGGTGTTCTTCGAGCGTGAAGCTCAGTTCAACAAATGGAGCGCGGTGAATCAGGGCGTCGAGTACCTCGGAGTTCGCGGTTGGTGTTTGATTCTGGATGCCGACCTGATGCTCCCGCAGTCCCGGAGAATTGACGGGCTGAAGCGAGGACACCTGTATCAGACTCGAAGAGTTCAGGTTCCGGCATGGCGGACGAAGATCGAGCCAGAGAAGAACTGGAGGAGGTACAAGCGGATGCGGGAGTTCGCTGGAGGGTACTTCCACCTGTTTCACACTGAAGATCCGGAGGTTCGCAGCAGTCCGTATCTGGACTGCTGGCGTTGGTGTGCGACTGGTGACGCAGAATTCGAGAGTCACTGGCCGGAGTCTCGGAAAGTCCTGTTGCCGTTTGACGTGGTGCATCTCGGGACTCCGCAGGTGAACTGGTGCGGCCGGTCGGAGCCGTTTCGCGACGGCAGTCTGCCCGAGCGGTCTGCGGAGCGTCGTGACGCTGTTGCTGCGATGCAGAGGCAGGTCCGGATCAACGCTGGTCTCGATGACCGCTATCAGGGGCACAAACTGTGAACGTGGTGGTTTTCGTTCGAAGCGAGTATTTCGAGGAGGACAGCTCAAAGTACCGGCTGGCCATCAGCAACGAGACTTTGATTCCCGGTCTCAGGGAAATGGAGTTCGCTGGGCACGCGGTGACTGTGGTACTCCGGATGTCTCCGATGGATCCGAGGTGGAGCGCTCGAAGGCGAGCATTCGAGTCAACCGGGTTTCCCGTGAGAATGTGGTACGACACGATCGGCATTGGCATGGCCAAAGGCCGAATGCCGTTCGTTGAGGTAAATGTGCCCGACGACATCGGACTTCGTGCTGACTGGCTGATGAGGACGGCCGACGTGATCGACGGGATTCCATGGGGGCCGGAGAACGTATGGATCAATCATGCGTCCGGGTACTGGTTTGCGGAAGACGGGATCCGAGAGTGCGAGGCGGGGATTCCTCCGCTGAAGGTGCGGCTGGTACAGACCGGGAAACGTGTTCCCCCTCGTTCGGTAGCTGGGGCAACTGAGCCAATCTGGATAAAGCCTAGTCACCGAATGATGGATCCATTTGAATTGCGGGGTTTGGGCGAGAATCTGGTGAATAAGTTTTGCTGGGGCTCAATTCATGTGAATACACTCCGGCGGTACTGCGGGCTTTCGCTCTGCACAGGGACTGCGGTCGGTGCAACGGCGTGTCGGCATCGCAGCAAGTCTATAATCCATGCACGAGATTATCGAGGCGGGCGTCTCCGATGAGTCTTACAAATCTGATCATGTTCTGGCTCGCGGTGTTCGGCATCAGCGTCACCATGTCTGAGCTTCATGGTCCATTTGCTGTCTGCAGCAAAATTCGCAAGTTTATTTGGGCGAAGACGAACTCAGAATGGATCCGGGACGGGATTTACTGCCCGATCTGCGTTTCGTTCTGGGTTTCGATACCAATGGTTGTTGTGGTGAGTCCCCATGTTACGGTGAACGAGTTCCTCGGCGCGTGGCTCAGTGGCGTTGGATTCACAGCGGCAATCAAATATTTGTCTCCTCCACACGAGGAAGCATAGCCCCGTCGAGATTGCCGGTAGCAACGCCGGGACGCCCCTTCTCGGCGGGGTTCTTTTTTTTACTCAGGGAGAGTAGCGATGAATGAGAAGATTTTGGGTTCGCTGGTGCGCCATGTTTTGACACTGGCTGCTGGAGCATTGGTCAGCAAGGGTCTCATTGAGTCCTCGGCTGTTGAGCCTGTTGTCGGGGGAGCCATGGCGGTTGTCGGCGTGGCGTGGAGCGTGTTCCAGAAAATCAAGGCGTCAAAATGACCATTGAAATCAACTGGCTGCTGGTTGGTGGTATCGTCATGGTACTTTCCGGCCTTGGAACGGTGGCTGTGCAGATGATTCGAAAACATCGGCCTGCGGTGTCGTCCGATGTTCAGTGGGTTCAGGAGATCTGCGAAGTCAGCAAGGCGGTCCCCGCCGAGAAGACTCTGGAGTTCCTGAAGGCCGGACTGACGCGGACTCAGGCATTGGAGGCGGTGGTTGAATACCTGACGAAAGGCTCCGAATGAAACTGCCTGTTGCATTAACGCTCCTTGGCGGAGTGATTGTCATCCTTGGATCCATGGCTGGCCGGCCGGGGGCTGTGACGCCTCCGGCCGAGGATCCTGTGGGCGTTGCGTTTAGTCAGTACGAGAGTGCGTGGAGGGAGGCTCAGCGAGGTCTGGCGGAGCGGCTGGAGCGAGGCGAGATCACCACAGAGAGCGAAGCGACAAGATGGTTCGGCTCTGCGAATGCCGCAGCGATGAAGGCCGCGTTCCAGCCTCTCGTCGATTCGGAGTACGAGGTTTTCGGCGGCGATAAGTGGACGGCGGCATCGCACGCGAAATACATCAGGAGATACTGTCGTGAGTGAGATCCAACGCCCAGGCCTGCTGATCCCGACTCCGGAAGATTTCGCCGATTTGAATCGGTCGATGGTCGTGAAGGCTATTGACGCGAGGGACTTCCCGGATTGGGAAGCTCGCCTGATGGATCCGAAGAACGATCCGTGTCCGCATATGGAGATCGAGCGGCAGCAGATGTCGGACTGTCAGGGCAACGCCACTGCGAACGGGGAGGAAAAGCGGATCTGGTACTGCACCGGAGTGATGCCGAAACTCTCTGAGATGTACGCATACAACGCATCAGAGTACGTGACCGGGACTCAGTATGTCGGCCGGGACAGTGGCACGACGATGACGTCCGGGGTACGGGTGTTGACTGAGGGCATCAAATCACTCGGGGTGGCCCCAGGGCTCCCGCTTGAGTCGATCTGGGCGTACAGCAGCTATGAGAGGTCTGCGTCTCGGTTTGCCACGCGAGCGAAAGCGACGACGATTCAGAAGTCGCACGTGACGGAGCACGGCCCGATGCCCGATTTCCAAGGCATGCTGGTAGCGCTGGCTGCTGGCGGGACGGGGCACATCGGTACGGACTGGAACGTGCGTTGGTTGGAGCTGAACGGCCGGAAGCTGATGGACAGGAAGCCGGTGGGCGGCGGCGGGCACGCGACTGAGATCATCTGGGCGTACAAGATCAACGGGAAGTGGTACTTGGCGGTGTGGAACTCACACGGTTACGGGTACTACCTGATGAGCCAGCGTGCGTACGAAGAGCACCGCGACTGGCAACCCTATGGAGGATATCTGCTGATGCCCGATCGTGCGGCTCAGCGTTTTGAGGACCGGAGAGTCTCCGGTGGTGGCTACTTTTTGGGGAACGTGGCATGAGATGCTGTTTGCTGATGGTGTTGCTGGTGGCTGGGTGTACTACTGTTGAGGCCAGACCGCAGGAGAAGCCTGCTCTGCCTCGGGAGGTCGTCGATGCGATCATCCGTCAGGCTGACAGCCAGGCGGCGATCCTGACGCGACTGGAGGCGATTGAGCAGAACACGGAAGACCTGTCTGCGATCCGGACGGTACTGGAGACGAAGCCAAAGGCACCGGAAGCGGAACCGGAGGTGAAGAGCAATCTCGTGCCGTTGTACGTGTCGTCCACTGATGGGTGTGCGCCGTGTCAGCGGCTCAAGGAAGATCTGGATGCCGGTAAATTCGAGGGATTCGACGTGAAATTCGTTGAGGATCCCGGAGTTTCGCTCTACCCTCGGATCCGTTACGAGGTCCCTGGGAGTTCGGGGCAGTTTGCGTGGGTGACGGGATACAATGCGAACACGATTTCGTTTCTGACTTCCCGGCTGATTGAGGGCGAGACCAATGCCGCTGATGAAGGTGCGAAAACAGGTTCCGGGCAGGGCAGCGTCAGGGTTGCTACTCCGACTGTTTCGCGGCGAACAGGTGGACGTCGGGGGTTATTCGGTTTCCTTCGGGGCTCCAATTGCTCTACCGGAACCTGTCGTTGAGTCTGATCGGATTCGGTGGGTGTTTCGAGGCGGGATCCGGATTGATACTCCGGGTCCCGATTCTGTTGTTACTGAAGTGATTCAGACTGAATCGGAGATTCAGTTCAGGGTTGGGCATTGGGCGACCATCATTCTGGAGTTGACATGACTATCGAAGACGAACTGTTGCGGGAATTCGAATGTCAGCCGATGGCCTCGGCGTTTTGGCCCCTGACAGCAGCGGAGCGTCGTGAAGAGCGACGACGGAAGGACAAGCGAGAACGAATTCTCACGATTCAGGACAAATTCGCGGACATCTGGGAGTCCGACAACCGGCCGAAAACACGGGAAGAGGCAGTTGCGATGCTGACCCCTATCGCCGGATACGTCTTGAGTTTGCTGTTCAACATGCTGTCTCGCCGCGTGATTGAGTGGCTGTGGGACCGTTATTCGGCGGCTGAGTCTCGGGGTGAATTCGCGTCCGTAACTGTGTCTACGGAAAATGTTGCGTGACCGAGGTTTTCTGGTAGCATGGCTCCGACAGAACACATTTTGCCGGACGGGACACGATGGATGAGCAGCCAAAAACAGACGACGATGCTATCGACATCTCGATGCCTGGGTTTTCCGGGTCCGTCGATAAGCAGACTACGCAGACGGTTCTGTCACACATTGGTCCGCACTTGAAGTGGCTGGTTTACGCGCTGGGGTATGGCGTGGCGTTCTGGATGACCATGCACGGAGTTTCACTGATATGGGACTAGAGACCGAGTTCAGAATCGTTTTCGTGGAGGCATGGCTGGCGACAGTCCTCGGGTTATTCATCGTGATGACGTGGCGCCGATGTTGGCATGGCCGGATGCTGGGAGCGTTCCTTCTGGCGTTGTCACCTGCTGTTTTCAGCGCTTACGGCTTTCATTCGATTCAGGTTTACAATCAGATACTGGCACAGAAGGGGCAGAAAGTTGACGATCGAATCTTCCTTACTCGGCTCGACACCATCCGGTTACGGAACGGAGCCACGATCACTACCGAACAGTTCTCCGACGCCTCCGTACGCCGATCGCTGTCATCTGCAGCAGGACGCGATGGAAGAGAGCCTTCGGGTGCTGGAGAACACCCTGAACGAGATCGACAGCCGGAAAGCAGCATTGATCAAATGTTTGTACGGCGTCGACGTGACGAAGGTACAGCAGACTTCGCCGTTGGTGCAGCAGAGTTCTGAGTGGCCGCTGGCGATGCAGTTAGACATGATGTTGAGGTCGTCCGCAGCTAAGATGCGGAGTGCAGTGGCTGAATACCGTCGAGCATTGGGGAAGAAATGAACTAGCAAGCTTTGATTGAGGAACTCAAGCAGCCACAGTATCTGTCGCTGACTGATCAGCAGGCAGCCGTGGACAGGTGCCGGCTGGAAAAGGACGCTCTGAGAGGTATTTTGATGGAATTGAAACGCGGAGTGAAGGTCATGCAGGAAAGACAAGACGCTCTCCACAGGTGCATGACTGGCAGGAGTTTGAAAGACACGACGCCGGGGGAAACCGGCTATAGGAACGCACTGAGTCTGATGGGTGGTGCGGCGATGATGGGTCTGGACCAAATTGCGTTCACAGCAGGAATTAAAATCGATGGGAATTGAAGCCCTGTTATCGACGCAAATCATCGACACAACCACAGTGGGCCGCGCGGTTATGACTGCCGTGGATGCAGCGGCGGCACGAACTGCA